TAGGTCGCAGCGAGGGTCGCATCGCGGGTCGCATCGCGGGTCGCAGCGTAGGTCGCAGCGAGGGTCGCATCGCGGGTCGCATCGCGGGTCGCAGCGAGGGTCGCATCGCTGGTCGCAGCGTCGGTCGCAGCGAGGGTCGCATCGCGGGTCGCAGCGTCGGTCGCATCGCGGGTCGCATCGCTGGTCGCAGCGTAGGTCGCAGCGTAGGTCGCAGCGTCGGTCGCAGCGAGGGTCGCAGCGTCGGTCGCAGCGTCGGTCGCATCGCTGGTCGCATCGCTGGTCGCAGCGTCGGTCGCAGCGTAGGTCGCAGCGAGGGTCGCAGCGCTGGTCGCAGCGCTTTTAACTTGCTGCTTATGGCAATGCAAAATCCAGGAAGCCGCACCGTAAGCGAAAGCCATAACCGCAGGACTTGGAACGATAATAACGCGCGGTTCTTTCAAGTTTGCCGCAGCGTACAAGCTTTTGATGGCAGGAACGATTTTGCCAGGGTCGATAGGTTCGGTACGCATGGCGCGCTTGATCCACAACTGTGCGTGTTCGTCGAGTTTGATCTTTTCTTCCGGGGTGACGCCACCGCCAGCGAAGTCGGGACGACGGACAATTTTCGATATGGCCATTTTGTTGCTCCTTGGTTAAATTAGTTGCCGCCTCCCAGACGGCTCCCGATCTATTGCGGCGCCCGTTAGGTGGTCATTGGGTAGCGGCCTCGCTCGGTTAGGTGGTGCTTCCAGTCGTCACCACGTTTAGCTCGCATTGCTCGGCGGGTATTCGATTCGGCCCTGCGATTGTTTGCTGAGCCGATGACTAGATATTAGTACTACCTAAAAATTAAGTCAATAAAATATTTAGGAATATCTAAAATATTTTTAAAGTTAAAATAACCCTTGCCATTAGATTTAGGAATTGCTAAAGTAAGGCATGGATAAAAATCTCGACCCCTTAGCCTGTTCAATCATTGAAGCTCTTGGTGGAACTTCCGCAACTGCCATATTTTGCGAAGTTAAGCCGCCTTCAGTTACTGAATGGAAGACGACCGGTATTCCCAAAGCCCGCTTGATGTTTCTAAAGCTTGCTAGGCCGGATTTATTCGTTACAGAAATTACTGCAGATGGCCCCAAAATCTCAGAGCCGCAACATGTCACGAATCTCGCTGGCGCACATCCAATCGAAGCTTTGGAGGAAGATCGCCGCAGCGTCGATCTAGGCTATCGACAACCGGCGGATCCTCAAGTTTTATCATAACCATTCAGATTTAAATTGTCTGTCAGGCCGACCTAAAACGACATTTAAGGGGATTTCATGAACATCTATTCACGCGTAGCCATTCAAAATGCCGCCCGCAAAGCCGCTGAGCGGCGCAACGACAACTGCCCGCATCAGTACGGCACTGAGCACCGCGCTATCTGGGTAGACGCCTATGTAGCGACCCTGGATGACATCGACAGCGCCAAGGCTGAGATGTCCGAGAAACTGGCGCACGCGAGGTTGATATGAGCGACGATGCCTGCCTCATCTTCCCGCTCGTCATCATCGCCATCGTCGGGCTGATGCTCTGGGCTATGGTCAACCAATCTAGGAAATAGCCATGACAGCCCCACTGGGAAAGCGCAGCGAAATGCGTGAAATCCGTGCCGCCATTAAATCCGTCCTGTTGGTATCGCCAAACGGGCTGGGGCTGCGGGAATTGACGCAGAACGTCTATGCCATGCAGCCAAATGCCACCTACGACCAGGTCAAAGGTCAAGTTTTCAAAATGCAGGGGAAGGCGCTGGCCGTCGATCGCTCCAATTCCCGCAACATCTATTTTCTGGCCGGCGCCGCGGTCGAACCGCCGGAACCTGAGCATGTGAAATACCGAACGCGGAAGATCATCGCGCCACCGCTGGAAAGCAAAAAGGAAGTCATGCCGGTCAAGCAGCGCACTGTGCCAGCTACGACAGGATTATTCTCCGGGCACCGCCGCTCGCCGATTGAATGGTGTGTGGACGTTCTGGGCTTGATGTCGATGGGGGCTTTGTAATGGCTCGCATACGCACAATCAAGCCCGAGTTCTGGGCAAATGAACAGGTAATGGATTGCTCGCCGATGGCTCGTTTGCTGTTTATCGGCATCTGGAATTTTTGTGATGACGGTGGCAACCATCCAGCCAGCTCAAAAACCATCAAGGCCGAAATCTTCCCCGGAGACGATATTACATCGACGAGCGTTCAGGAACTACTCGACGAGCTAGAGTCGAATCGTCTCATAGCTCTGTACACCGCACAGGATAAGGCTTTCTGGCATGTTACCGGCTGGAGCCACCAGAAAATAGACAAGCCAACACTCAAATATCCACCCTTTCCTGATGAAATTCCAGCGCAGGCTCGACTAGCGCTAGGCGAGTCCTCACCCCCGGAAGGGAAGGGTAAGGGAAGGGAAGTAAAGACATTGTCGGGTTCCCCCGACGCAATCGAAATCCTGAACCACCTCAACGAAAAGTCTGGAAGCTCTTACAGGCCGGTCGAGGCAAACATCCGGCTTATCACGGCCAGGCTCAGCGAGTCGAGCGTCGATGAATGCAAGGCCGTTATCGATGCCAAGGTCGGGGAATGGCTCGGCGATGCCACGATGGAAAAATATTTGCGGCCGGAAACGCTTTTCGGTGCAACCAAATTCGCGCAGTACGTGGGCCAGCTGGGCAGCTCTGGAGGCGGGTCTAACCCGTTCGCCTGATGCGCGGCGACCGGCAAATCTTGCGAGAACGAGTGGCCGGCTTCATACCGAAGGCTGTTTTTGTGAATGTTGGGTATGCCGATCTGCGGATCACGAACAAGTACGACGACCCGGAAAACGGGATGCAGTTCGGCCTGTTGCCGACTGTGGAACTGCCGGCGAGTGAGATGCACCGCGCGCATGACTTCCGGTTCCTGGTGAACTGCCGTGTGCATGTGCATGGCCAAGCGATGACTGAGGATTTCTGCCGGATAGTGGAGCAGATAGCCGAAAAGGCCGAGCACGTGATTGCCTGCGCTGGCGACGAGATGATGGAATTCAAAAACGGAAAGTGGGAAGCATGGACCTTCTGAGAAACGACGAGATTGACTTCGAGGGCTACATGGCCGAGACAGAGCCGCAGGAGCGTGTGCGCAGCGTGGCGATGTACGAGGATGAGGTCATTGCAGAGTTGGCGCCGGAAGTGCTGGGAAGCGCGCCGAAATACCCGAAGATGCCATTTGCCAATTTCTGGCTGTACTTCGCGCCTGGCGAGGTCACGTTGTGGGCCGGCTTCAACGGCTCAGGCAAGTCGATGTTGCAGGGCCAAGTGTTGTCGACCATCGCCCAGGATGGCCATAAGACCGCGATTGCAAGCCTGGAAATGAAACCGGGAAAAACCATCTCGCGCATGATCCGGCAGCAAACCGGCCTGCGGCATCCGACCGATGACCAAGTCCGTGGCTTCATCCGAAAGACCGAAAAAACTATGTGGGTGTACGACCAGCAAGGGTCTGTGCATCCGAAGCGCCTGATGGCCGTTATCCGGCACTGCGCTGAGAAGCTTGGCTGCCAGCACATCGCTGTCGACTCGCTCATGAAGTGCGTCAAGGGAACGGATGACTACAACGGACAGAAGGACTTTGTCGACCAACTCACCATCGCCGCGCGCGACCTGAACATTCACATTCACCTGGTCGCCCACCTGAAAAAGGGTGAAGGCGATGAAAAAATGCCAACGCGCATGGACATCAGCGGATCTGGTGCCATTGCCGACTTGGTTGACAACGTGGTGCTGGTCTACCGCAACAAGCGCAAGGAGCGTGACGTCGACGCCGGCAAGACCGTCCCTGATGACATGGCCGACACGCTGCTGATCTGCGACAAGTCCCGTAACGGCGAATGGGAAGGGCGCGTCAAGCTCTGGTTCGACCCGCAGTCGCAGAAGTTCACCGATTGGAATAAGAATGCTCGCCGCGGCTTAGCGCGAGTGCTGTGACCCCCAACCCTTCGCGCGCGTGCGCGCATTTGCAGTGCCAACAACAGGAGAAAACAGCATGGCGATGTTCAGAAAAAAGCCAGTGGTCATCGAGGCGTACCTCATCACGGATGACGATGCAACCCAGCACACGCCCAAGTGGTTGCTGGATGCCGTGATTGCCGGCAACGTCGAAATGGTCAACGACAAGGGCGCCGTCAGCATCAAGACGCTGGAAGGCACGATGACTGCGGATGTCGGCGACTGGATCATCCAGGGCGTCAAGGGCGAGCTTTATCCATGCAAGCCTGACATTTTTGCAGCTACCTACGAGGCCATATGAACATTCTCGCAATCGACCTCGGCACGACCACCGGCTGGGCGCTCAAGACAAGCGACGGCAATATCCGTAGCGGTAGCACACCATGCGCGCTGCGGCCCGGAGAAGGGCGCGGGCAGCGCTGGCTCAAATTCCGCGCGATGCTCTCGGAATTCAACAACGGCGCCGGCGAGCTGCAGGCCGTCTATTTCGAGGACATCAAGATGCACAAGGGAACGCTAGCCGCGCACGTCTACGGCGGCTTTTTGGCCCATCTCGAAACCTGGTGCGAGCTGCACAAGGTCCAGCTGATCGGCGTCGGCTTCGGCGCCATCAAGAAAAACTGGACCGGCAAAGGCAACTCGGACAAGGCGGCCATGATTGCAGTGGCCAAGGCTAAGGGCTTCAATCCGATCGACGATAACGAGGCCGACGCGCTGGCCATACTCGCGCTCGCCCTGGTCCTGGAGCAAGAGCCGGCGCCGGACATCACCACCGACTGCCCGGCTCTATGGACGCAGACTGAGGGGGCGTTTTGAAAATCCCAACAGGCCACCTGCGGCTATTGCAGGATCCGCGCAGCGATGCAGTGGCGCCGAAGCTACAGCAATGGTGGATAGAGGAAACACCCGGGTTTGGTCAATATCCACTTCTTTGTGATGTTCAAAACAGTAAATTTTTACCGCGAGCAGAGAATGGCGAATGGGTCGACGTGCCTACGGTTTATTGAGAGAGCGATGAAAAACTGGATTAATGAGCGCAAATATGAATGGAGTCTGTTTTCTCGACTGCGAAAATCCGCAATCATAATCATGGCCAGTTCTGCAGTCTTGAATTTCTGCGCATTCATCTACATCACATGCACATGGAGATTCCCATGACACCAGCATCGCCTGAGCGGCTGCGGGAAAGGCGGCGACGCAAGGAACTTTTAGCTCAGATTGCGCAGAATGAGAAAGCCGTCGCTGAAATGGATGAAAAATACAAAAAGCAAATGGCTACTTTGTATGGGCATCCAGACCCGACTTACGAAGCTTACCGACTTGGCAAAATACCGACCTTTCAAGCAAGGAGAGAATAAAATGCTTCAGCGCGCACCCAAAGGAATTCATAAGCCCGATACATGGGTGAAGCCGGATGGCCTCGACTATTGCCTCGATTGCTGGAAGGAATGGATGCATGCCGACAGTGATCGGGATCTGAAGGCCAAGCCATCATCGGGGCTGCGCGGCAACACGGATGGCTACGGCACGGACATCTGGGAAGAGCAGGCGGCCCGTGACAATGCTGTCGGCGCCGCGACCAATACCGAGATCAACAACCTCAAGCCGCTGCACATATGGGCCATCTATCGGATTTGCAGCTTGGCCAGTTCATGGCGCTTCGCCCAGGCCGATCTCATCACAACCGCCGTAGCTGCAAAGCAACAGCTCGAAATAAATCTGAAAAGAAATGTTTGCACAAGCTCATTATTCTGATATATGATCCTGTCCCATAGGCCGTCTTCGCTCGCCTAAAGAAAACAAAAGCCTCGATTCTTCACGGATTCGGGGCTTTTTTGCATCTCCTCCATGCTGGATCCCCTAGCTGGATTCGCCGCCCTTCGCACGATCGGCGGCTTTTTTATTCGAGGCGCACATGCACATCATCACCATCTGGATGCTGATCTGGGGCATGTGGCTGCCTAAGCCGAGAGGCAAATGATGTTCGGCGGCGCAGCATGCAGCTTCATGAGCCATCCTTTTTATTCCATTGGAGTATTAAAAATGTCCCTTCAAGATACAATCGCCACTGATCAAGCGGCTGTAGCCTCTGCGCAAGAAGCATTGACTGCCGCTCAAGCGCAGCTGGACAAAGACCAGGCAGAGCTGGCTGCAGTTCAGCCGCATCTGACCTTCCTGGGCAAGATCGAGGCCGAAATCGGCAATGTTTCCAGCGATGTCGCCGACCGGCTGCGCACCGCGGCCGCCGAGTTCAAAGCGGTGTTGGGACTGTAAATGTCATTGCGCATGCTCCGCGACCGGGTGCTGGTCCGGCCAATCGTTCGCCAGCTCAGCTCGATCATTGAAGTCAAGAACACCGAGCGCTTCAATCTCGGCACCGTGATCAGCGTCGGCCCAGGTCGGGAAGTCGGCGGGAACGTCTTCCCATTGGATGTGAAAGTCGGCGATACCGTGCGATGGGGTGAGTTTGTTTTCCCGGAATACAAGGAAAACGGCATCACCTACCAGATCTTGCAGGAAGCGGATATTGCAGCAGTGGTGGAGGATTGATCATGCCTGATGCCATTATCGTCTCCATGGTCGTTTTTCAAGGTTCGCTTTATGTGGCCACCTCCGAAGGTGTTTATGTCAAAGACGCCAACGGAGTTTTCCATAAATTGCAAATAGGTGGGTAATGGGCAGGCCATCAGAATTCTCGCAGGCAACCGCTGACGCTATCTGTGAGCGTATTGCCGAAGGCCGGAGCCTGCGCAAGATTTGCCTTGATGATGATATGCCGGCAACATCTAGCGTTTTCAAATGGCTGGGGCTGCACCCAGACTTCGCGGAGCAATACGCCCGCGCGCGCGAAGCCCAGGCCGACACGATGGCCGATGAAATCCTCGACATTTCCGATGATGGGAAGAACGATACCTACATCGATAAAGACGGCGTCGAGCGCACAGACACCGATGTGATCGCCAGGTCAAAGCTGCGTGTGGACTCCCGCAAATGGCTGGCCTCGAAGATGGCGCCGAAAAAATACGGTGAGAAGCTTGACCTCAACCATGGCGGCCAGCCAAACAACCCGATCACCGGCATTCAGATCGAAATCATCAAAGCCAATGGCTGAGAATATTCTGAAGACCCAGGTTGCTGAGATCTTCACCCCATTGCTTGAACCGGCTCGATACAAGATGGCCAAGGGCGGCCGTGGTTCTGGCAAGAGCCATTTCTTCGCCGGCAATATGATCATGGAGCATCTGCGGGTCAAGACTGATTCGGTCTGCCTGCGTGAGGTTCAGGAATCCCTGAAATTCAGCTCTAAGAAGCTGCTTGAATCGAAGATAGCTGAGTACAACGCTGGCTACTACTTCGATGTGCAGGACTTCGTCATCAAGGACAAGAACGGCGGCATCATCATCTTTCAGGGGATGAAGGACCACACCGCCGAGTCGATCAAGTCGCTGGAAGGATTCCGCATTGCCTGGTTCGCTGAGGCGCAGTCAGCCAGTAAGCGCAGCCTTGAACTGCTGCGGCCGACGATGCGCACCGGCTCCGAGCTTTGGTTCGACTGGAACCCATTCAAGGAAGACGACCCGATCGAGGAGCTGGAAAAGCTGCTGATGCTCAGCGAGAAGCCGCCGGTCGTCGTGCATGCGAACTGGAAGGACAATCCTTGGCTGCCTGATGATTTGCGCCAGGAGATGGCGATCGACATGAAGGGTGATCCCGACCTGTTCGAGCACGTCTGGAATGGAAAATGCCTCAAGAGCACAGAGGGCGATTACTACAAATTTCAGCTGGCGCAAGTCCACAAGGAAAACCGCATTTGCTTCATCCCGCGCCTGGACGTTCCAGTCAATACATTTTGGGACATTGGGAATAGCGACGGCTGCGCGGTCTGGTTTCACCAGCAGGTCGGCCTTGAAGATCGCTTCATTGGCTATTACGAGGCCCACGGCGAGACGCTGGCGCATTACTACAAAGAGTTGCAGGACAGAGGATTTGTCTACAACAAACACTTCTTCCCGCACGATGCCGACCACGAAAAGCTGAGCAAGGACAATAAGTCCGTGCGCATGATGATGAAGGATTTGGGGCTGCAGAATATCGTCGTGGTGCCGCGGATCCCTGATTTGAACACCGGCATCCAGCAGACGCGCAAGCATTTCCCCTCTGCTTGGTTTGATAGCAAAGCCTGTGAAATCGGCTTGAATCGGCTCACAAACTACCGCAAGCGCTTCAATGTGAAAGACCAGCGCTGGATTGACGAGCCGAACAAGGCCAATGGCTGCAGCGAGGGCGCAGACGCATTTCGCATGTGGGCACAGGCCAAAGAAGGCGGCAATATCACGATGGCCGGCAGGACGCGGCCCAAACAAATTGAACGCGAACATTCAGGGTGGCTCGGATAATGGCATTTGACCCGCAAGAAGCCGTCGACTTCCTCCGCTTGGTATCAGAAGCGGAGAGCGTGAATCGCTCTGAAGGATTGGAAGATTTGCGCTTTGCCGCCGGTGAACAATGGCCAGTCGAAGTGCAGAATTCGCGTACTCTTGAATCGCGTCCTTGCCTGACCATCAACAAGATCGACAGCTACATCCGGCAGGTCACGAACAATCAGCGCCAGCAGCGGCCGCGCATCAAGGTGCATCCGATGGATGGTGTTGCCGACCCGAAGATTGCCGAGATCCTGACCGGTATCACGCGCCATATCGAGGTCAACAGCGACGCCGACCAAGCCTATGACACGGCCTTCAATTTCGCCGCGCGCATCGGCTGGGGCTATTTCCGAGTGGTCACCGACTACATCCGCGAAGATAGTTTTGACCAAGACATCTATGTGCAGCAGATCGACAACCCGTTTACGGTATATTTCGATCCGAACAGCACGCTGCCGGATGGGTCGGATGCCGAAAAGGTGCTGATCACCGATTTGATGAGTAAGGCAGCTTTCAAGCTTGCTTACCCTAGCGCCGACATGGACAGTTTCGAGAACCGCGCAACTGGCGATTCGTCAGCAGACTGGATCACGAAAGAAGATATCCGCATTGCCGAGTATTTCACGGTCACAAGGGAAAAGCAGGAATTGTTGATGTTGTCGGACAAAACTAGCGTCTGGCGCGATGAACTGCCGCCGGCTGAAATGCTTGCAGCGGCCGGCGTTACCATCATCGGTAAGCGCGAAAGCTACCGCAAAATCATCAACTGGCGCAAAATCGCCGGCGGTAACGTGGTCCTGGATGAGAAGAAGTGGCCGGGCCGCTGGATTCCGGTCATCCCAGTCTATGGCGATCAGATCGTCATCGATGGCAAGCGCCGCAAGTTCGGCCTTGTCCGCTTTGCCCGCGATCCGCAGATGATGTACAACTTCTGGCGCACGGCGATGACGGAATCGGTTGCCATGGCGCCGAAGGCTAAATGGCTGATGGCTGAGGGGCAGGATGAGGGCCATGAGAACGAGTGGGCGCGGGCGAATGTCTCGGCTTATCCGGTTCTGCGCTATAAAGTGACAGATGTTGAAGGAAATCAGGCGCCCCCTCCACAGCGTCTGCAGCCCGAGCCGCCACCAGAGGGCATGATGGAGGCCGCGAGCGCCATATCGAGCGATCTGCAGGCCGTCATGGGCATGTTTGACCCTGAGACGAATGTGGCAGGCCCAAAATCAGGCCGAGCTATCCGCGCCGAGCAGGGGCAGGCCGATCAATCGAATTTCCACTACTACGACAACCTCACGCGGTCGATCAAGCACCTGGCGCGGATCATCCTTGATCTCACGCCGAAGGTCTACGATAAGCAGCGCGTGATGCGGATCATCGGCGACGATGGCAAGCCGGATCTGGTGACTATCAACGAGAAGCAGGACCAGGAAGGTATTGAACGCATCATGAATGATGTCACAATCGGCAACTACGACATCTCCATGGAAGTCGGCCCAGGCTATAACTCGAAGCGCCAAGAGGCTGTCGAGGCTATGACGACGATGATGCAAGGTCCGTTCGGTGAGGAGCTAGCAAAGGTCGCCGGCGACCTGATATTTCGCAACATGGACTTCCCCGGCGCCGATGTCATTGCCGATCGCCTTGCCGCGGCAAATCCTCTGTCGCAGATCGATGAGAAATCGGATATCCCGCCGCAGGCTCAGATGATGATCAAGCAGCTGCAGACGCAGTTGCAGCAGTTGCAGCAGCAATTACAGGCCGCTGAGCAAGAAATCAAGATGAAGATTGGCCTGGAGCAGTTCAAGCAAGGACAAGAAACCAAGCGTGAATTGATCCGCAGCACCACAAAAGCGCACGAAAGCGAGTTGTGGATGCAAGAGGAGCGCGAGCAAGTCCAATCGGTCGAGCGCACCAAGATCCATGACACTGAGGTCCGCAGCCAGACCCAGCTCACCGTCGAAGAAATCAAAGGCCACATTGCGCTCCTACTCGCGCGCCTCGGCAATGAAGCCGAAGCAAAAGAGCAGGCGGTCGACTCAGCAATCTAATTTCTTTCGCTGCCTTTAGGCAAATCAGCGAATGCAAGCACCTCTCGGGGTGCTTTTTTATGCCTCCTACCAATTGGCGAATTGGGCGTAATCCGAAAGGGAATTACATGTCTGCGACAGTCGTAACAAGTGAAAATTTGGCCGAGTTCAATGCTTCAAAGATGGGCATTTCTTTTGCTCCTGAACCTGCTGCGGCCGCTGAACCAGCGGAGCCAGCCGGCGAGGTAACAACACCTGAAGAAACACCATCTGAAGTGGAGGGTGAGGCAACACAGCAGGAAGATCAGAAGTCCGAGAAATCGAAGATTGATAAGCGCTTCGGTGAGTTGACCAAGCAACGCGAAGATGCAAAGCGGGATGCCGCGCGCGAACGCGAAGCACGGGAAGCTCTCGAAGCCAAGCTGAAAGATTTGGAAGCAAAGGTCAATCCTCCCAAAGAGGAAAAGACCGATGAAAAGCCGCAGCCTGGCCAATTCACCGATGCATACGAGTATGCAGAGGCATTGGCCGAGTGGTCGGCTGAAAACGCCCTGAAAGCCCGCGATAAGAAGAATGCGGAGCAGCAAGAGGCGATCGAGCGCAACAAAGTGGTCAAGGCATGGACTGAGCGGCAAAACGCTGCAAAGGTCGCCATGCCTGATTACGAGGAAACGCTATCTGCAAGCACGGTCGAAGTCAGTGACTTTGTGAAGCAGGCGATTGTTGAGAGTGAAGTAGGGCCGCAATTGCTCTACCACCTTGCCAAGAATCCAGAGATCGCCGAAGGGCTTGCCAAAAAATCTCCAGCATCAGCCTTGCGAGAAATCGGACGGTTGGAAGCCGCACTGTCCGGCGACAAAAAGCCAACTCCTGAAAAGACTGCTGAAACCCCTAGCAAGGCCCCAGAACCAATCAGCCCAATCAGAGCGACGAAGGCTGTGGATTCACCCATCGATTCAAAGGGTGAATTTCACGGCACCTATGCGCAATGGAAGGCCGCCCGGCAAGCCGGCAAGATTAAGTGACGGGGCCTAAAACTCACGTTTTAGGAGCTTCAAATGGCTAATAACCTGCTTACCATCAGCAAGATCACCAACGAGGCGTTGATGGTCTTGGAAAATGAACTGACTTTCACCGGCAAGGTGAACCGCGATTACGAGGATCAATTCGCTGTCACCGGCGCAAAGATCGGCAATACCGTGAACGTGCGCAAACCTGGCCGCTTTATCGGTACGACTGGACCAGCGCTGAACGTTGAAGATTTCAACGAAACCAGCGTCCCTGTTGTGCTGACAACTCAGTTCCACGTCGACACACAATTCACTACCCAGGATCTGGCCTTGTCGATGGACATGTTCAGCTCGCGGGTTCTGAAACCAGCAATCGCTGCGATCGCCAACAAGATCGACCGCGATGGCCTGGTCATGGCGAAGAACAGCACCGCCAATATCGTCGGCGTGGCCGGCACAGCCCCAACGGGCCTCATCACTTACCTGAATGCCGCGGCTTATCTGGATTCCGAAGGTGCCCCGCGTGACGGCCAACGTTCGATGATCGTTGAACCATTCACATCGGCCGCCATCGTGGATTCGCTGAAAGGCCTGTTCGTTCCGAACCAAAAGCTCACCGACCAGTATCAAAAGGGTCTGATGGGCAAGGACTCGGGCGGCATGGACTGGATGATGGATCAGAACATCGTCTCGCAGACATTCGGATCCTGGGCAACCACTGCCGGTACGCTGACCGCAAATACCACTGGCGCATTTACCGGTTCGCTGGCTACCGGCTGGGCTGCGAGCTCGACCATCACCCTGACCAACTCGCAAACACTGACCCTGAACCAGGGCGATGTGATCAACTTTGCGAACGTCTTTGCAGCCAATCCGCAAAATCGCCAGGCTTATGGCGCCAATAAACTGCGTAATTTCGTGGTCAACAGCACTGTCACAGGTACTGCCGGCACGATCTCTGTGAACATCTCGCCGGCGATCATCACCGGTGGCCAGTTCCAGAATGTGGTTGTCGCAGCGACTTCGGCAACTGCCGCAGTCACGCCGTTCAGCATCGCCGGCACTACCGCAACAGCAGTTGTCTCGCCGCAAAACATCCTGATGCACAAAAATGCATTCACGTTTGCCTGCGCCGATTTGGAACTGCCTGAAGGGGTGCATTTCGCCGGCCGCGCAAGCGACAAGGATGTTGGTTTGTCGATTCGTGTTGTACGCCAATACACGATCAACAATGACGCCATCCCGACTCGTCTGGATGTCCTGTATGGCTGGGCGCCTCTGTATGGCGAACTGGCCTGCCGCGTCGCCGCCTAACCACGAATAAGCCCCGCTCCGGCGGGGGTTTTCATTCAAAGGAAAAATCATGAGCAATCCCGGACCAGCAACTACCGTCACAGGCAATGCGCAGCCGCTCAATTCGAGCCAAGCCATCCGTCTGCTCGGCGTCGTAAAGGGCGTCAATCTGAATGCAACTGGCGATACGCCGGTGCAGATCATCTGCTCGACTACCTTTTCGGTGTCGAACGTCATTCTGACGAATGCCTCCATCAGTCTCACAAACGCGCTCGCAGGCGTTTTCACCGCTCCTGCTGCCGGTGGCACTGCCATTGTCGCCAACGCGGCTCTGTCGGCTGCTACGGGGCCCACAATCGTCAGCCAACGTACCGTTGCGTCGACTGCTGCGCTCACCAACGTGCCAAACCTGTTTGTGAACGTGGGTACAGCGCAAGGTGCGGCAGCTACCGCCGACATCTACATCTACGGCTACGATTTCTCGCCGGTATAACTTAACGCCGCAATCATTAGGGCTTCGGCCCTAATTTTCAGGAGGTTGAATGAACCCAGGCCCATCATCGTCAACGACACCGAATAACACATTCGGCATCATCACCGGTACGCTGGTTCAGCAGGTGAGTCCGCAGTCTGTGGGGACGCCGCTGACCAATCCGAACATGCAGGCAACAGGCAATGTGAACAACTATTGCCAGGTATCCAATCAAAATCTCTACGCCGGCGCCAATTCCAGCGCTGATCATATCGTCTACCCGGACAACATCTTGAGCGATGGCACCGGCTTCACCGATATGGGGATCTGCTCCAGCACGTTCTCGCAGGCCGCTTATTCGGTGACCGGGCCGAATGATGCCTATCTGTTCGCATCGGCACCGGCGGCGTCCGGCAACAGCGGCGATATGGTCTATGCCACGGATGCCAGCGGCACCTCGAATGCCCATCGCTGGTATGTCAACGGCTTCAGCAAGGCGATTGGCGCCTGGTCCATGAAATTGACCGGGTCCGGGCTGCTGCAGGTCGCCAATGGCTTCAGCAACATGAGCAAGTCATTCCTTGCGAATGGCGCCGCAGCCACTTACACGGTCCCGGCCGGGATTTCCTATCTCTACGTCACGACCTCGGCAGCCGCGCTTGCCGGGACTCTTCCTGCCGCCTCTGCTGCGATTGATGGGCTGACAGTCACTATCGTTACAAGCGCCTCCGTGGCGACTGCGACCTGGTCAAGCGCCGGGGCAACGTTCGTCGGTGCGCCGGCTTCATTCACAGCAAATACACCAGTGCGCATGATCTATGATCATGCGTCCCTGAAATGGTATCCAAATTAATCGGGAGTCATCATGCCAAGCACCACAATTTGCCGCGGTAACATCGCCACCAGCTTTCTGATCGGCCCAACGTTGACGCCTGTTGCGGTTGCGCAAGCAACTACAGCAGAGCAGTCTTTCACGATTGCCGGCCTTCAGGTTAATGACATGGTCGACGTTTATGCGGCAGCAGCTCAAACTGCAGGCGTCGGTATTGTCAATTCCAGGGTATCGGCCGCCAACACCTTGCAAATCGGATTTGCCAATACTACGGCCGGCTCTCTGACGCCTGTTGCCGGAACATACCTGGTTTGTATCACCCGCGCCGAATCGCTTCCTCTGCCGACCACGGCGGTGTAATCATGGCCGCTTCCATTGTTATCAGAAATATCGGGGCTACCGCAGCGCTGTCGGTAACGGCCAGCTCGACGGCTGCTGTCACGATTGCGGCCGCTGCTGGCGAAATTCAGGCTTTTGCATCGTTCCTGAACACCGGCGCCGCAGCGGTTGCGGTGAACATCTCGCCAAGCGGTACAGCGGGGGCTGCTGTGTTGCCGGTGGCGGGTACTCCGCAAACCGTGATCATGCTGCCGGCGGCAATGACGATGCCGGTGATCTATGCTGTTCCTGCATCGTTCAGTTGCACGGCAATCGGCACTGCTGCCGGTCCGTCGCTGGTCTATATCACTCCTGTCGGCGCGCAGTCCTAAGCCATGACACAGCCCCTCGATCTGATCACAGACGCGCTTTGCGCGATTGGAGCATTGGCGCCTGGTGAGCCGCTGGAGCCTTCGCTGGCGAATCAGGCGTTCAATATGCTCACCCGCATGCTGGATGTTTGGTCGAATGATTCGTTCATGATCACCAGCATCAATGAAATCGTGGCTACTATCGGCGGCGGTGGCACAACCTGGACAATCGGTCCGGCCGGCCAGATCAACTCGCAGCGGCCACTTAGCATCAACAGCGCATTTGTGCGCGTCGCCGGCATCGATTATCCGGTGTCCGTGATCAATGTCGAGCAATATGAACTGATCGGGCTGAAACAGCTCAATGGCCCTTGGCCGCGCGCGCTCTACTACAATAGCGGTACGCCGCTTGGGGTAATCAATTTTTGGCCCAATCCATCGAGCGGAGAAATCCATCTGATCTGTGATTTGCTGTTCACGCGATTTGTGACGATCAATGACACCATCCAGTTCACGCCAGGTTATGAAATGGCGATTCTCTGGTCCCTTGCGCTGCTCTTGATGCCGGCCTATGGGAAGCTGAACCCGGTGCAGATCCAGATGGTGAAAGACAATGCAAAGTCCGCGATTGCCTCGATCAAAGGCACCAATATGCAGCCGCAGCAAACAGTCCAATTTGATCCTGCTTTAAACGGGACTGGGCGAGTTAAGGATGCTGGCTGGATCATGAATGGTGGATTTCATTAATGCCTAATTTCGATGGATTTGTCGGCGCCGCATATCAGGCGCCATCGATCTATCAGGACGCGCAAGAATGCATTAACTGGTATCCAGAGGTCGATCCAACCAAGCAGCAGGGTGAGCGCGGTGTAATCGCTCTTTACCCGACTCCGGGTCTTTTGTTGAAAATGACGTTCCCCAATATTTCGGAAGTAAGGGGAATGTACGTCCTGGCCGGCGGCCTGCAAATGTTGGCAGTTTGCGGCAATGTTCTATATTTGGTCAATGCTGCACTGGTTGCGACAAGCGTGGGAACATTGACTACATCGACAGGACAGGTCTCCATTTCCGATAATCGCATTTCAGCCTATATCACCGATGGATCAAACCGTTACACATATGTTCTTGCGAGCGGGATATTTGCAATATTGCCTACGACTGATGGTGGATTTTCTGGTGCTGATAAAGTTGATTATGTGGACGATTTCTTTGTCTACAATCAGCCGAATTCCAACCAATGGGGGTGCACATCACCACTGTCGACGGTCTCTCCAGCATTGAGCTTTTCCAGCAAAGATTCGTCACCTGACAATATCGTAACGCTGATCGCCGATCACCGTGAGGTATTTATTGTTGGCGAGAAAACGACTGAAGTATGGATTAACGTTGGCGCTTTCCCTTTCCCATTCCAGCGCATTCCAGGCACCTCATTGCAGCATGGGTGCGCAGCAAAAAACAGCATTGTCCGGCTCGGTGAGTCCATCGCATGGCTTTCGCAGGACTCCCGCGGGCAAGCAGTCATTGTGCATATGGCCGGTTATTCGCCGCAGCGCATTTCCACACATGCTGTCGAGTCGGACATTGCCACCGGTGTAATTAGTGATGCAATCGCCTTCAGCTATCAGCAGGGCGGCCATGAATTCTACCAATTAACGCTTCCGACTCAGGATAAAACTTGGGTATATGACTTGGCTACTCAGTTATGGCATAAACGCGCTGCCCGGGATAATTTGAATGGTCTACATCGCCGGCCAGAAAATTGCCATGTCGTTTTCCAAGGCATGAATCTTGTCGGCGACTATGCCAATGGCAATATTTATGCGCTAGATTTGAACACATTTACCGACAATGGTCTGCCGATCCTACGCATGCGTCGCACACCGCATCTGACGCAGGAACTGAACCGGGTATTTTATGAATTTCTGCAGGTACAGTTTCAGCCAGGTGTCGGTCTGGTTTCTGGTCAGGGTTCAGACCCAAAAATTATGCTTCGCTGGTCGGATGATGGCGGTTCAACTTGGTCGTCTTATTACAACATCCCGATCGGAAAAATAGGTGCATTCAAAAATCGCGCGACAAAGCGCCAGATGGGCTTTGCGCGTGACCGCGTCTATGAGGTAACGATCACCGATCCGGTGCGTGCCGTGATCATCTCAGCAGAGATCATCGCCGAGGCTGGAGACAGCTGATGCCATTTGAAATTGGAATGCCTAGGCCTGAATCAAGATTTGCAAATCCAGACGGAACAATTACTCGCGATTGGTATTTGTTTATTGCCAGCTTGCTGCAAGCTGTTGGAGGCCCAAGTGTCATACCGGGTGGCGGTGTGGCACCAATCGATAATCAGATGCAGTTTGAAGAATATGCAATCTCTGTGCCCGATGCAATGGCGGCACTGAGAGGAGTTGATGAGTTACGCAATGAACTGGCTACGCTCGGCAACAATCAACAAGCATTGCGGGCTATTTATGATGAACTAATGACTGCGCTGGACGGAATACGTAATATTTCTGATTTTCGAAATCGGATAGATGATATCGAGTCATTGATTGAAGCGCTTCGGCCATCTCCTTTACCACTTTTCCCAGAACAATTTATTGCTCCAACTTTGCTCAACTCATGGACAAATTTTGGTAGTGGATATAATCCGGCTGGATATTATAAAGATCCTTTTGGGATTGTTCATCTGCGCGGCGTCATCCAAACTGGAGCTTCTCCTTTTATTATTTTCAGGCTTCCTGCAGGTTATCTACCAGCAAACCAAGAAATGTTTTCTGTCACGGCAAATAATGCTTATGGCCGAGTTGATGTTTTAACTACCGGCGATGTTCAATTTCAGGCAGGCAATAATACATTTGTGAGTTTAGATGGCATTACATTTAGGGCTTCAAAATGACTATTTCTTATTCAAACTTCTTTGCACCGACCGTGCTCACAACATCGGTAGCGACATTATTTACCATCCCGGCGCAACCGCCTTCGACATTGCTACGCGGAGCGCGCATTCGCTTGACGAATACCACATCTTTGGCGGCGACAGTGACGCTCTATGCAGTGCCTTTGGCCGGCACTGCTGGCGTGGGTAATGCATTCGTTTCCAGCAAGACTGTCGCCGCGAATGATTTCCTCGATGTCGATGTGCCGATCATGAATGCCGGCTCTTTTGTTCAAGCACTTTCCGGTACTGCGACATCGATCACTGCCAATCCAATCTCGGGGTCTTATTTCTCATGAAGAATTTTCAGCGCATCGCTGGCGGCATCGATATCATGCCTTTGTTGATGGCGATTAAGCGCCGGCCGGAATTATGGCGTCAAGATACCTACTTGCGTGACTATCCCCAGGGGCCGTTCGGCGAAATCGAATCAATCATGCTGCGGTTCCCGGAAAAGGGCGTCTTCGCTACCGAGGAAGAGGTCAAGGACCATCTGAGCCGTTACGACATGCATGAAAACATCGATCAACCAGCATACAAACTGCTGCCGGAAGCTCGCCCGCTGCTGATGAATGCATTTACCTATGTCGCCGGCGAACGCCTGGGGCGCGCCATGATTAACAAGATCGCGCCAGGCGGCCGCATCTTCCCGCATGCCGATACGCCGGTCCATGCCGACTACTACACCCGCTTTCACCTAGTCCTGCAAAGCCAGCCGGGGGTCGATTTCCGGTGTGGTGACGAACATGTATATATGGCGACTGGGGAGCTTTTCTGGTTCAACAACAAGCTCGAACATGCAGTCATCAACAACAGCGCCGACGACAGAATCCACCTTGTTTTTGACGTGAGGACATCGCGATGATTACCTGTCATGTCGAAAGCCTGACCGAGCATCTGCCAGAGCTGATGTATCTGCTCCCGCTGCATTACGAAGAACTGGCGCTCAATAAGGACAAGGTGCCACTGGATCCGCAATATGAAGTCTATCGCGAACGTGATGCCGCCGGCGCCGTTCTCTTTGTGACGCTGCGCGATGCCGGCGAGCTCGTCGGCTATTTCGTCGGCTTCATCGCGCCTGGATTGCATTACAAAACCTGCCTGACATGCACGATGGATATTTTCTATCTACGCAAGGACAAACGCACCGGCAGCGGCGGCGTGCGGCTATTCCGCTTTGTGGAGGCCGAATTAAAGCGCCGCGGTGTGCAGCGGTGGTTCATGGGTTCGAAAGTCCATGCGGATGCCAGTGCGCTGTTTAAGCGCATTGGTGCCGCGCCGGTGGAAACGTATTACAGCAAATGGCTCGGGAGTGACTGATGAAACTGTTCAAATTGATGGAATGGCTGTTTCCGGCCTATTTCCAGATGCATGTCGCGGCTGCCGTAGTAGGGGGCGCCGTGGTCAGTGGCGTAATGTCCTCAGATGCATCGAAAAGCGCTGCTGACACTCAGGCTAATGCTGCGAATAATGCAGCACAAACCCAATTAAACATGTATAACCAGACGCGCTCTGACCAAGCACCTTGGCGCGCTGCTGGATCAAATGCTTTAAGCGCTATTTCTGGTGGTTTTGGTATGGGGCCGGCAAGCGGCGGCGTAGGCTTTGGGCAGTTCAATCATACATTTGATGCCAATGACCTGAAAAATGGCCTGGCGCCGAACTACGATTTCCAACTTCAGCAAGGCATGGGTGCGATTAATAATCAGGCATCGATGACCGGCGGTCTAGTCGGCGGCAATGCGCTGAAGGGAATCAACGATTATGCGCAGAACTATGCCAGCGGCGCCTATCAGCAGGCATTCAACAATTACAATACAAATCAGACCAACATTTACAACCGCTTGGCGAATATTGCGGGCTTGGGACAAACTTCAAACGGACAGACGGCACAAGCTGGCACTGCGGCTGCTGGCAATATTGGCTCTGCTCAATTGGCTGCCGGCGCATCGCAGGCCGCCGGCACAATCGGCAGCGCAAATGCCATTTCCGGCGCCGTGAATAATGCCGCTGGATGGTATGCCGGCAATCAATTCCTGAACAACGGTTCTTCTGGCATATCCGTCCCAAGTTCGGGCTCGTATGCAAACAGCGACTTTCTGACGAGCTAATCATGCCATTGCAAATCCCAGATCAAACCATCCCGGCACAGATTGCGCAGCCGCCCGATCCAATGCAGCGGATCAGCGGCATGCTGAACATGAAAGCGCAACAGATTGCCAATCAATCGAATCAGGCGAATCTGAACGAGAAGACTGCAATCCGTAATCTGGTAAATGATCCCACTGTGCAAAATGATGATGGGAGTCTGAATCAGGACAAATTTACGGCCAAGGCGCAAATAGCTGCTCCGACGCTCGGCGCAGGCATCGCCCAGGGCAATCTCGGGAACCAGGCACAGCAGACTGCGAATCAAAGCAGCCAGTTTGCATTGCATAAGGATTACACGAACACTGTGCTGCAAACTGCTGCCGGCTTGATGCAAGATCCGCGTATCACTGCAGATCCATCGTCATATGACCCAGCCAAGGCCAATGACGCCCTCACAGAGGCGTTTAATCAGGCCCGGGCTAAAGGTGTACCGGATAACCAGGCGCTTCTCGCTGTAGCCCCTCTAGTCAATGCCATCCATACCCCGGGTGCCGTCCGACAGATGTTGGCCAACACGATCCAGGGTCAAATGGGAGCGCCCGGGCAGGCCGCCGAGAATCTTGTTCCCGCCAGCGCCCAACAAACGCCGACTGCTGACAATGTTGGAAATCCAGCAGTGGCGACTCGCGATCAATTCGGCAAAGTCGGCCCAATGCAGGGCCAGCCGGTGCAGGGACAATCGGCGACGCCAATGCCGACTGGCGCATTGCCGCCCGGCGCCAAGGACCAGATTCCGCAGCTTTCGCAGGAAACGATGGTGGCAAAAAATACGATGCTTTCTGCACCGCTCGCGCATACCACGAATCAGGGGATTTTGCATGAGATCGACAATGTGACAGCCACTGGCCAGGCCGGCCCGGTCTTCCAGAAATTGAATAGCCTGATGGGCGGCGTCCTCAAATTCGGCAATGCAGAGGAAAAAGCATCGTCCTATGACATGGTCGGCAAATATATGGAGCGCAATGCCCTCAACGCGGCCGCAAGCATGGGACCGCAAACGAATGCCGGGCTGGAGGCACAGATCAAGGCGAACGGATCACTTGGCTACAATCCGACCGCGATCAAGGCGATCACAAAATTGAACGATGCGATCGTCACCGGGACAGAGGCATATTATCCCGGCTTGCAAAAGGCCATTCAGGCGAATCCGCAGCAAGGCGTCCTGGCCAAAAATCAATATGATCAGCAATGGGCCAGCGTCTTTTCTCCTACCGTCATGCAGCTCTACAATGCCGTAAAAAGCAATGACAAGGCAGAGGTGAGACGCATCATTCAGCAAGTCGGGGGTCCGAAATCTGCTGGTGCGATGGAGCTAGCTAATCGTGCAAAAGGCATCCAGAGTCTGATGCAAACCGGCCAATTGCCGCAAGGATCCCAATAATGGATGACCTGGCAAATATCATTGCCGATGCGACTGGTGCACCTCCGGTCCGCAATTCGTACAATATTTCAACGTCCGGCACCAGCACATCGACCAAGCAATCTCCATTGGAAACTGCGCTGCAGGCTGAGGGCGTGACTGGAGGCAAGGCCGATCTTGCGCGTAGCATCTATCAGCAAGAATCCGGAAGCGGATCAAACACCAAGACCTCGAATGCTGGCGCCGTCGGCGGCATGCAAGTTACTCCCGGCACTTTTTCAGACGTTGCTGACAAAGGATGGGATATTAACGATCCAGTGCAAAATGCGCGTGCCGGTATTCGTTATGCCTCACAGATGTATGACAAAGCCGGCGGCGATCCAAAACTTGCTGCAGCCGGCTATTACGGCGGCGCCGGTGGTCTGGCAAAAGCGCAGCAAGGAATTGCCGTTTCAGATCCGCGCAATCCTAAAGCGCCGAACACTTTGCAGTATGGTGATCAGGTCGCCGGTCGGATGTCCGGAGGCTATCAGGTGCCGCAGGCATTCAATGCCGATACTGTCATCAATGCGTTGATGGGTTCGCCAGATGCACAAGCCGCAGCGCAACCAGCACAACAGCCACAGGCAGCGCAAGTATCGACCAAAATATCCCAGAAAAAAGCATTCGCCGATGCTACCGACATCAAATTGCCGACTCAGCAGGACATGGAAAGTGGTGCCAATGCCCTGGGCGGCGCCGCGTTGCATGCCGCTTCAGGGATTGGTGCAAGCATTATTGGAGGCTGGCATGGACTGGCTACCCTGGCATCCGGTGGCAGCCTTGAGGATGCGGCAAATGCCGTCAATCAGGAGCAGCAGAACCGGACATATCAGGCAGCGCCAAATACGCCAACAGGCAAAGCCATTGCCGCTCTCGACTCCCCTTATAACCCGATGAACTATATTGGCGAAGGTGCCAATTATGTAGGCGGTAAAGTTTCGGAATTGACGCATAGCCCAGCCCTGGGCACAGCTGTCAATGTCGGTATCAACGCGATCCCGCTGGTGCTTGGTGCTCGGGCCGGATTGAAATCGGCAGCAACTGAGGGTGCTGGCGCCACGGAATTGAAGTCGATGCCTGAGCAGACCTCTCCGGGGATCGGGACCGCAGAAAGTTATGATGTTCCGACCTATCTGCGCAAGCAGCAAGGATTGCCGGTCGGCGAGCAGGCAGCGCCACAGCCGCAGCCAGGAACGCCACAGCCGCGGGCAATTCAAACTGCCTCGAATGAGCCGGTTGTGCCAGTTTCCTCCATGCCGGAAGCCGCGAACGAAACCGCCGTTTCCAAGACTCCAGTATTGGGTGAGGCTCAAACTTCGCGGGCACAGGTCTTGAAGGATGTCGGGATCGATACAGCGCGGCAAAGTGCTTTGTCTGGGGATGCGGCCGCAGCAGCGACCGATTATCAGCTCGGGAAATTCAATGAGCCGGCCGGTGCCGCCGCCAAAGAGCAGTTTGCTGCCGAGAAGAATGCATTGCAAAACTATGGCGAAGGTATTGTAAAAGATACCGGCGGAACAATCGGTCTTGATCAGGATACTCGCCTGGCGCGCGGAAATACCATTTTGCAGCCGCTGGAGGGCTTGAAGCAATGGTTCGACGATAATACCAGCAAACTATATGCAGAGGCCAAGGAGCGCGCTCAAGGGCAGCCTGTGGCCCTGAATGGCGTCAATGAAGCCCTGGCAAAGAAATCCAGTTTCAGCGGCAATACGGATACACTGCAGCTCCGCAACGGCGTCACTGATAGGATGGGTGAGTTGGGGATGCTGGACAAGGAAGGAAATGTCGTCGCGTCGACCGTCGAGCAAGCCGAGAACTTGCGCAAATATCTGAATGAGCAATGGACGCCTAAAAATAGCCGTACCATTTCCATGCTCAAAGATGCGATCGACAATGATGTGACTAGCGCCGCCGGCCAGGATATTTATCAACAGGCCCGGGCGATGCGCGCCATGCGCGGCGTGACGCTGGATGATCCGAATGGCATTTCCAAAGTGCTTGATTCCAATGGCCCCAATGGCATCAATCGGAAAGTCCAGACAGAAAATGTCGCAAGTGAAATTGCCTCAATGCCTGTCGGACAGTTCGAGCATATCGTGAAGACATTGCAAAATGTGCCTCCAGAACTTCAGGCCCAGGCACAGGCGGCTTTGAGCGAAATCAAGGCCCATTTTGCAAATCGCATTGTCGACGCCGGCGCAAATACCGTTGGCGGCAAGGTGCGCGAGACATGGAATCAAACTGGCGTCAATCGCGTATTGACCGACAATTCCGCAAAGCTACCTATCATTTTTAGCGATCAGGAGCTAGGGAAGATCAGTAATCTGCGCGATGCCGGAAATATCCTGAGCGTGGATACAGCATATCCAGGAGCCGCGGCGCAGGCTGCCAATGCGGTCAAGCGCGGGATGATGACCAAAGCCATCAGCAATGTCGCAACTCTCGTTGGTGGTGGTGCTGGTGGCCTTGTGGGCGCCCCCGGGTTCGGCGCTGTGGCCGGGCGCGCGCTAGGCGAGAAGATGGCGGCCGGGATGGGTGAAGGTGCTGCTTTGAAACGGTTCCAGAAAAGCACTGTGAAACTGCGCGATGTATCACCGTAATTTGGTGAGTTTCATCCCGGTGTAAGGCTTCTGTTTTGGTTTTTTGTACCAACGTATCCGGCGATCATTGAAGTATTTGATTGCCAAGGAAATTCCGATCCACCAAACGATTATGCCCATATAGACCGCCTCCTTTGCGGTTTTGCATTAACAAGCCTCCTTTCGGGGGCTTTTTTTATGGAGTTTCCATGAGTGTATCACTGTCGCCAATCCTGAACGGGTATCAATCGTTCCTCTCCACCGGCCTGCCCAATAATGGCGGCTTCATCTACACTTACCTGGCGGGCACGACTACGCCGGCCGCGACATATACGACAAATTCTGGTGGAACGCCGAATGCCAATCCCATTCCATTGAGCGCTGATGGTCGGCCGCCGCAAGAGATTTGGCTGACCGACGGGACTGCCTATAAATTGGTGGTGATGGATAGCACAACCGCACCGATTACAGGGGCATCGTTCGACAACATTACTGGCATAGGTTCTGCGAGTTTCCCAGCTTCTTTGTCAGCATCTGGTGGTTCTGCCCTGGTTGGATTTCTGCAAGCCGGAACGGGAGCTGTTGCCCGGACAGTTCAATCAAAATTACGTGACATAGTGAACACGCAGGATTTTGGGACTGATTTCGGCAGCTCTTTGGCAACAGCAATTACTGCATTTCCTCTGGTAGAAATTTCATCGGGATCACCAGTCAATACGACTACACCAGTCACAATTCCGCTAACCAAAGGGATCATCAGGAACTCGGCTTTGATCACCAGTAGTGGCTCGGGGACATTAGTGAATTCCGGTGTAGATATTGGCTATCTCAACAATCCTTCCGGTTTATCTAACTGGACCACAACGACAGCACAAAATTATGAAGGCATCAGCGCAGACCTGGGCGGCTATGGTGTCCGTCAATTTGGCACGCATCCCAATATTATCGGCATCACCGGCTCTGTCAATATTCCAGCTACTGCGGCCAATTCTGGTAATGGCATAGGCATTGCTGGATATGTGAAAAATGCGGCGCCGACTGGTGGAGCTGGAACAAACGGCGTGGCCGTATATGGGGAGGCCAATTGCGAGGCAACCAATTCCCTGATCTGGGGATTTAATTCACGTTCAATTGACAATGGGTTTGCTACGACGGTATGGGGTGGTGAATTTGACGTAAATTTAACTAATGCCGCTTCAATTGCAAAGGGTATAGATATTGTAGGAGGATCGACCGTAGAACCTGCAGTCACCATTGGCCTACGTATTGGCCCCCTGGGAACTTTTTCCTCCCCTCCGAAGCGCTGGGCACGTGGTATCTTTATCGATGATGCTTCCAGTATTACAGGTATTGAAATTGGCACAGCAAATGTACCCGGTGGTTCTGCGGGAGGCACAATGCCAATTAATTTTTACTTCAACCCCAATTCATCCGGAAGGGCTTTAGCGGCAAATTTTACATGTGATGGATCAGGAAACTTTACTCTTGCGCAGGCATATAGCGGGGCACTTTTCAATCTAGTAGTCGGTGGTCCAGCTGGAACAGGATTAACCGCAATGTCTATGATAAAAAGCGGCTCGAATGTCGGACTTTCTTTTTATGGTCAATCACCAGCAGGGAAACAAACTGTATCTGGATCAAAAGGAGGTAATGCAGCACTTTCCTCCTTGATGTCGGCTCTTTCTGCTATTGGTCTTTTCACGGATTCCACGACATGAACTTTCTCATTCCTAAAGAGCTTTTGCAGGCGATCGGCGATTACCTTTCGACTAAGCCATATGTCGAGGTTGCTGCCCTTATCAGTCATATACAGGCATTGAAGCCAGAAGAAAAAAAGAAAGATGAAAATGGATAATTTTCAATTACTTGCTGAATGTATTCGAAGCGGTCAAGTCAGTGTCGAGCAGATCGCAAAACACATGGAAAATGAAATGTTTTCCGCTTGGTATAAAAAACATTATCCATAAAATCATGAAAAAATATTTCTGGAATATTCTGATCGGTCTGGATCAGTTCTCCAATGCGATGTTAGGAGGTGATCCTGCTGAAACGATAAGCAGCCGCTCGGACAAGGCGATGCGTGAAGGAAAGCGTTGGGGCTGCATCCTCTGTCGCTTCCTCTCGCTATTCCAAAAAAATCATTGTCAGAAATCTGTTGAACCGAATGTCGGCTCAAATTCAATCATCCCTGACTAAGAAAGGAATCATCATGAATAAAAATCTCACCGTTGGTGGCGGCAATCCTCCACCAAAAGAAAAATCAGTTCCGCTGAAACCGATACCGAAGCCAAAACCGCCTTCAAAATAATGTTCTATCAATTTTTATTCGGGGCGGCGCTCGCTCTTAATCTTGGTAATCGAAAAATGCTCGCGTTGACTATGGTAGTCGGTGCGGGTATTTTTGCGCCAGTGCAAGATGCGAATTTCTATCTGATTTGCATGCTCGGAGAAATTCTCATCGGCTTATTGGCTTATCGGATTGATGCATATGCTTCTGGCGTCATCATTGGGATATCGGTGCTGTTGGCGATGTTTCATGCGATGGGATATTTTTTTGATGGTTATCCGATTGCGAGTCCCTATCATATTTTGGTGAAAATATCAGAGCATGCCGAGATATTCTCATGCATCATCCTGTCGCAAAAATTTATGGAAAAGAGGGATTCCAATGTCACAGAATGAATATGCAACACTCTCGGCCATCGGGACGATGCTTCTTATAGTTATTGGATTTTTCATTAAAAGTGCTTTGAATAAACTGGAAATGAAAGCCGATAAGGAAGTTTTAGAAAATGCTGTTGAAACTCTTCGAAAAGAACAAGCCGCTACAGAAGAGCGATTTCGGCGTGATGCGGATAGGATGGAAAATCAATATGAAAGAAAGTTCGCTGCGGTTGTAACTGATTTCCAAGACAAGATGAAAGGCATGGAGACAAACCTTTCAAAACAAATCGATTTGGTGCTGATCATGCTAAAAGGTGGACAAAAATGAATCCGATCACATCCTATGATGATGCCTTCACTGCCATGATTGGTAACGAGGGAGGATATAGCAATAACCCTGCAGATCCGGGTGGCGAAACGATGTGGGGGATTACCGCGCGCGTGGCCAGGGCAAACGGATATGCCGGCGCAATGCATGATTTACCGCAATCGACAGCAAAGGCGATTGCCAAATCACAATATTGGGACAAGATCTGCGGCGATGATTTCCCGCCGGCCGTTTCCTTCCAATTGTTTGATGCGATATATAACGGCGGGAGGCCAGCCCAATGGCTTCAGCAGGCTGCCGGCGTCCTTGCCGATGGGGTGATAGGTCCTGCGACTATTGCGGCTGTGAACGCCGCGGATCCATACAAAATCATCATGCGGTTCGATGCCTATCGGCTTCAATATTTCACATCGCTTCCCACTTGGCCCATTTTCGGCAAAGGATGGACAAATCGGATTGCGGCAAATTTACTCAAAGGGGCGGCATAATGGATTGGTCAAAAGTAAAAGGAGCTATTGGCACGATTGCACCGTGGATTGCTGGAACGCTTGGGACGCCAGTTGCTGGCGTTGCCGTGAAAGCGATCTGCGATATCTTCGGTCTTACAGGCGATAGCGCGACACCGGAGAACGTAACTGCGGCGCTCGCTGGCGCCACTCCTGATCAGCTTATCGCATTGAAGCAAGCCGATCTAAAGCATCAGGAATTCATGACGCAGATCGGCTATGATCATCTGGATAAGATTTCGCAGATCGAGGTGGATGACAGGAATGGAGCGCGAAATCGGGAGATTGTCGTAAAAGATCGTACTCCTGCTCATCTAGCTTACATGATTATAGGAGGTTTCTTCGGCGTGGCTACAGCGCAGCTAGTAGCTCTTATGGGGTGGCCTGACATTGCCGCCAAGATTCCACCGCAAGGATGGGTAATTATCGGCAATATCAGTGGGTATCTAGCCGCCGAAGCAAAAGCGGCATCGGCGTATTATTTTGGGACGACGCAAGATAGCGGCCGTAAAACAGAATTGCTTTCTCAGGCACCGGCGATCGAAAAATAATTAAATAATCTGCTTGGCGATGTCATCAGGCACTTCATTGCCGAACTTACTTGCGATGTAGCAGCGCATGGCGGCGATCAGATAAGTCTCCCCATCTAGCCATGTATTACATTCTGGGTCTCGTGACCAATCTTTGCAAGCCGTCCATGGAATGCCGAATATCCCAGTAACCACTGTGATCTTCTCGCGCTCGATGATCGGGCCGGATACTGCCCAATCAGTTGAAGGGTAGAAATCTTCAAGTGCCTCTGATGGATGAGGTATTTTGTTCCGTTTCCCAGAAGCGGGATCGAAAGGGCACCATCCTTGACAGGCTTGATATTGTCTTTCATTCGGCCGCGTCACTATCCAATGATTATGCTTTGACCAGAAGAAATCCCAGCCTTCGGCCTTTGCTACCCAATAATCCAGCAATGCGCCGGTCAGTTCTGAGACTTTCATGATTTAAATCCAGTGTTATTGAGATTTTTGAATGCCCCGGCAATTTCATTGGCAATCTCTTTGGCAACAGCATCACGCAGACCGATGCCTATTTTTTCAAAAGATGAATCGATTTTGTCCTGATTAAATCTTGCCATCATTTTCTTTCCATTCAGGCTGAAAATCGCGCAGAACATTTCTAAATCGTTGGCCAGATCATATTGGCGATGGATGATACATTCGAATCCATTGTCAGAGACACGGATTGAATCGAGGATTTTATTTTTGGCTGCTGTTTCGAACTCTGAAAGCAGGCGCACAGATTCATCCGTCGGCGCTCTCTTTTCAGTAATGGTGACATGTTGATCTGGAGCTTTTGGCTGTTGAATATATTGCTTGTCAAACATGGTTTTCTCCTTTATGGAACTATGTTATTTCACCAGCAGAGCCCGGTCAATCTCCGAGATCGGGATCATGCCGAGGCCATTCAGAGATAGCCGGCCCTCGCGCACCATGCGGCCCACAGTTTGGGCGCTGACACCGAGCATCTGCGCAGCCTGCACCTGCGTGACCTGCGACGGCCGCGGATGCTGCTCGGCGTAAATCTGAGCGCCCCGAGTTGCGCATTCTATCAAGGTTTGTTGGTCGGTCATCGTGCGCTCCTGATTGCTATGATAATAGTGATTGCTTCCCGCGAGAGATTGCGCCAAGGGCAGTCCGCCGGCCGGTGCCCCACGCGCCCGCAGAGGGTGCAGATGTCGTCGCGGTCGCTCATGATTTCTCCCCCAAGTATGCGATTTTGTGCAATCTGGCAAGTCGGCGAATCAGGCGGGGATAATTGGCTGGATCGTGATAGAAGCAAGTTTCGCTTGGCGTTCCGTATTGGCCGTCATAGTCCCCGCGTTCGCACTCGCAGCGAGCATGTAGCATTGCCTTGGCCTCGGCACGGCAGGCTGCGTTCAGCGTGAACCAGCGGCGATTACCGCCATGGAAAACAGTGGCTTCCTGGGTTTTGACGATCATGGCTTGCCCCAATCGATCAGCGGCTGGTCGCCGCGCACATATAGCGGATGCCGCGGCGCGCCGTTCTTGATGATGCCAAGACACATGGGGCGGTTGCGCTTGCCGAACATCTTGCTCACCGTTGCGATACGTTCTGGCCGCGCATTTGCACCCCAAGCACATACCATAGTCTCGTGTTCCCGAATCATCGAAGCAAGGTACATGTCATTGTCAGGTCCAATCGGATCCGCATGCATCCACAAATCAGTGGGGTTGGTCGCGCGCAGTGCATACAGATTGACGACGACGATCCAACTGCAGTCCCATGACTTGGCGAAGCTGCGGCAGCGGCGAATCGTTGGATCATCCAACTCGGCGTCAGCGGTGCTCGGGTTTAACATGATGAACAGCGCGGGTCCAGCCGCCGAGTAGAGGTTATGCAGCTCGCGGGATAGCAGGTAGCGGTACTGACCGCAAGGGCTGATGATCGCGCTCATGGCTGCACCTTGGCGAGTAGGGCGCGGGCGAACCCTGTTTCATCGAATGGAAGACAATCCGCCATTTCTGTGACTTCATAAAATCCTCTTGCCAAATCTATGATTTCATCATCACTGGGTGCTGAATTCGATGAATATGTGGAAGCGTGAGCGTCCCAACCAGCGAAAAAACCTGACTCTTCATGTTGCGCTATTTGTTCGCTAAGTTGCCACGATTCTCCAGCAGCATATTCGCGGAATGCGCTATTGGCATCACTCAGCACCGGAACTGCTGGCGGTGGTAGGGCACTCAATGCATTGACTTGGCTCTGTAATTCGTTTATTGCCCGACATGCTTCTTCTGGAGTTATATGCCCGAAATACTCTCGCCATTGGCGCGCAAGTTCTACATCCGTGTTAGCTGCAGGCTCCTGCTGCGGCGCGGCCAGTGCGGCGCGAGCCTGCCATGCCTCCCAGGCCGACTGAACTAGCGACAGACAGTAATCTCCTATGTGATTTCCTTCCGTGCGGCGATATAGGCCTGTGACAGTTTGGGGTCCAATGAAGTCCTCAAACATCTTCCGCTCTGCTTCAATATCGTTGCTCATAAAATTGGCTCCAGTGGGGTGGTTATAGCTTGGTGCGCTTTTGAATTTCGCGTTCGATATACCACGCAGCCTTTTTCAGATCCTGCAATGGAAAGTCCTTGTCATCTGCGCGCCATAAATATTTAATTGCGTTTCCGATATTGAATCCAAAATGTTCAGTAATCTGAATGCATTCGATACCGCTAGGGTGGTTCGTATAGTGCTTAGGATGATTTACTGGATCATGCTTCTTATCGTCTGCTTTCATGATGCGTCCTGTTCTGTTAATTCAGCCTGTACAATCGCTGATTTTTCACATCCAACACAAAGAGGATGATGCAAAATATCTAGTTGATCTTTATCGAATCCTCCCTTTGGGGGCCTTCCCTCCCAGCTCCATGTAAAGCCGCATTGAAGAACCCGCTGTTGAAGATTGTCGATACGAGCGCCAAATGAAGGATCGACGGCCCGCCATCTTGCAAGCTCTCCTGGATGCGCAAACGCCCCACAACCACATTCGCCGCTCATGCCAAGCTGTTTTGTGACGGGATTCTCTGGAATCCCGTTCGCCATGTTGTAGGCATCCCGTTTTTCCTTATCCCACCAATACAGTGGATTAATCCAGACCTGCGACCCAACAGTGTTTATCTCGCGCCCCGCATAACCCATTCTGATTAAACTTTCGTCATGCCGAATTCCTGACGCAATAAGAACCTTGGCTCGTCGCGGATGCCCTTCCTTGGCGCGCTTTACGAGGGTACGAACACACCGCTCCTTTAAGCGTGAATACATCATCTGGTGTCCATCAGGACCGGGAAATCCGAACGACATACACAACTCATCGTAGCTCTGCCCACAGTCTTCCAGCGCACGAATTTCATTCAAAGTCCATCCATAGGCCGCGCACGTCTGACGCACGTATTTGCGTGTGGCTTCAATGCCTATTCCAGTGTTGGCGTGAAATGGCTGGCAACCTTCGACGTTGTTCATCATCCAGTGTGTTACCGCTCGGCTATCATTACCACCTGAAAATCCTACATAGATAGCGACAGGGTTGTATTGCTCGATTGCTCGTTTAACTATTTCTTCTGGAGTCAAAGTGGTGCAGTTGCCAGAAGCAAGGCTGAAGGCGCCGCTGTCATCGTTAATCACGCCGCCACCTTCAATTTCCCAGCCACCTCAACCCGCTCCACCATCCGAATAATGGCCGGTGGTGCCGCAAACAGTTCCAGCTCGGCGACGATCCTGTCGCGCATCTCCTGGGCACCGAAGCGGATGCCTTCGCGGTTCGCCTGCATGATTTTTTGGGCTGCGGTGGTCATCTTTTTTCCTTGGATAAATTTATCGAACTTCGATTTCAGGCACGATTGTCGATGGCTTGAAAATCACTTTGTAGTGATATGCGCTGACGCTTGCACCGTCGACTTGCTCGATGAAATATGTGACGTTGTTTGATAGGCCGAGAAAATGTTTTTTGTATGATGAAGGGCCAGTCTTACAAACAATGCCCAATGTCCTTTCCGTGCTGGTATTGTCCTTCGAGCAAAGACCTTCAATCGTCAGCATATACTCGCCGGTTATACCGTTGTAGAACACGATCCGGCGGTTGATTTCAAAGTTGTCTGCTGCCGTGGAAAGATTGCGCGATGCGACATCGGCGTCGCGGCTGCAAGCTGAGAGTAATGACATTGCGACTGCAAAAGTTACGATAGATTTTTTCATGCTCATCTCCATAAAAGTGGTGTTGCTGCTGCCAACAAAGCAAGGGGCTGGGCGTTACTCCAGCTAGGGCGTTATCCGTGCAACAGCGATATTCGATGCGACTTCATGCACGGGGTATATCGCACCCTCACCAACGGCCCTACCATTCCATGCGTGTCTACTTTCCACGCCGCCCTTGCTTTGTTGGCTCCGCGCGCACCCGGCGCGGATCGGGGTGGTTATAAAACTCTAGAAAATTCACCATGTAATTCACGGGACGCTTGGCAATATGCTTTATGCGCATCTTGAGGATCAGAAAACGATCCAAGATATTTTCCTTTCCCGTTAACTTTTATTTGTGCTCGCCATTTCTTGGTTTGCGTTTGATATGAAACTCCCTTAAGACCTGAAGTATTAGAGAAAGCTACAGACCTATTACATTGATTTTGAAAAGCCGTAGCTAAACGCAAATTTGCAACGGAGTTATCAGAGGGATTGCCATTAATATGATCCAACGCAGAAGAAGGCATCTCCCCATAAACATAAAGCCATGCAAGGCGATGGGCACGATAAAATCGGCCTAAATAATGAATTTTTATATAGCCTTGATTAGAGATAGAGCCTGCAATCAATGATGCAGGACGACCTTTTCCGCCTTTAATCCAAGTAAAAATTCCAGTCATAGGATCATATTTTAGAATCGATTTCAGATCGTCTTGCGTCATTTCATCCACTCCTAATGAGGCGTTTTACTGCGGGTTGAAAAGCTCGGCGGCCGTGGTCGGCGCCGGCGGCTCGATGGTGATCTCGATGTCCTGCTAGATGCGGTCGCAGAGCAGGCCTATCTGGTCCGAGTCCGGATGACAGACGATGCGAAAGCCGGTAATCACAGTGCCGCCGTTCTGCGGGTCGAAGACGAACTTGTCGACCTTGCAGTCGTGCAGCACGATGTCGCTTTCGCCGCCAAGGCCGTAGTCGACGGTGACCTTGTAGCCTGTGCCCTCGAAATCCCATTTGATCGCGCCCATTTTTGGGAAGCGCGGCTGTGTAGCGGCTTCTGGGTCGGCCTGCTCGGCCAGGTCGGGGTCATCAGGCTTCTTGTAAAGGAAGTCGCCCAGCTCGGAGCTGAATTGCTTCAAGATGGCACCGCTGAGATTGGCGCGGATGGACAGGTCGACGGCAATGTGGTGCTCGTCGCCATGCAGCTCGGCGCGTGGATTGACGTTCGTCAAGCCGACCTGCGTTTTTGTCAGATCAAACATGGTGTTCCTTTCTAGTAAATTCGAAATATGGCTTGCGGATGGACTCATGAAACAAGGTTGCGGCTGCTGGGTTGAAATCGATCTCTGCCCGGGATTGCACATGGCACAGCTCACGCGCCGCGCGGGCCGCTTCTGTCTCGCTGCCGACGCTCAGGAAGGCTTGAAACTGCGGTTCGCGGCAGCGGAGGGCCAGCCAGGCGCTCAGGCGTTGCATGTGATACCGGCGCGCAGCACCGCCTCATTGATGGCTACTTCGCGCTCGAATTCGACCAGCTGCTCGACCATTTCATCGATGTAGTTGTCGTCGCGCTCGACGCGCCGGCACCACAGCTGTTTGCCGATAGGCGCCAGAGCAGGGCAGTACAGGCAAAAATCCCACCACTTGCGGCCTGTCAGCCACATGCAGCCTTGCACCTGGTCAGTAAATTTGGAAAAATCGTTATCGATCAGGATGTCGCGCAAGCCTTCCGGCGACACCAAACATTTATATTCGCTGCCACCGTCGGCGCCGATAAGGCCGTCGGCACTGGCGCCGTATATCTCGTCATCGGTCAGTACGAAACCAGCGCGCTCGACAAATTCGCCGGTCAATACTTCGTGTTCGTGACGTGCGTCAGTCTCCAAGGCATGGCCGCGGCGCATCTGCCAGGTTTCAAAGCCTTCGTCCAGCGGTTCGCCACTGACCCGCTCGATTGCCAGCCTGAAAGCGTAGGCCTTTGCCATAGCCGACAGGCCACCTTTGCCCGGGCCGACTTTCAGCCGCTCCCGGGCAACAACAAACATGCTGGCCGTGATTACACCGGCGCGCGCAGCATGCCACTCTGGCGAGCCTTGTTCGCAGGTGACTATAATCACTTGGCTTCCTCTACCCGGTTGGCCCTGGCGGCCAGCTGCGTCAATTCGCCGCTGAGCGCGTCCTGTGTTTCAGGTGAGAGGCTTTCCCAGGCCGAGTTAAACGCGTCGACGCCTTCGTCGGCAGCCGCATACAGGTCGCCCAGCAACGCGTCCATGGCATCGGAGTATTTAGCGGGTGCCGCGGCATCTTTGGCAGGTGCTTGGTTGGCGGTGTTGTCCAGGGTCCGATTGCTGTCGACCTCGGCAGCGGTCTTTTTGAATCCTTCGTGCTGGGCAGCAAGCAATTTACGATTCGGCGCCCCGGTGTTCTTCCAGAACTCCTGATAGGCAGCAACGCCTTTCTTTGCTTCGGCGCCGGCCTGCTCCAACAATGCCTTTGGCGGCTCAGCCGGGACCACGTTGGCGCTGCCCATGTTGCGCGGCGCCGGCGGGGTGATTTCGTACAGCTCGTCAGTAGTATAGACGCCGAGAATCGCGCCGGGCTTGTATGCCCTGGCCCAATTCTTCACCTGCAGGTAGCCCATTTGCTGCTTTGGATTCACCTTCCACAGCGGTGAGTTTTTGGTGGTGATATCCGAACTTTTCAGCCACTCATTAAACGTTATCGACTCTTCGCCAGCGATGACTGCGCCGACGCGGCACTCCAGTGCATTGCCTTCGCCCTTATATTCGTAGTGAAAGCGGCCCCTGATGGCGCCGGTAGCCTGCACGACGGCATTGACCAGCTGCGCTTCGTAGCCAAGTTGCCCGTTGACCAGGTGCGTCTTTTGAGCGACCACGAACGGATTCATGTTCCACTGCATGGCCTGCATGATGACGGCCATACAATCGGCAGGACACCCTTGCAGATGCTTAGGAACAGTGGTGCGGCCGCTAGCCATTAGATCGGCCATCCGCAAAATACTGTCCATGCTGTCCGAGTTCAACAGCAGTGCAGTCGTGCCGACGCTGACTGATGGCAAGTCATCGAGAACGGCCGTTTCGGCCTGAATGATTTCGTTTGACATGATTTTCCTTATTGAGCAGCGGCGACAGCAGCCACCGCAGATTGGTAGGCGTCTTCCAGCTCATCCGAATCGCTGGCCTCGGTTGCTGCAATGAATTGTTTGCAGGCGTCAAACAAGGCTTGTGCTGCGTTCCGGACCTTGGTGTCAGCGGCTGCGCGCGCAGCGCGTTCTTCTTCGGCCTGGCGCTCAGCTGCAGCAGCGGCGGCTAACTGTTGGCGCGCGGCTTCGTCGGCAGCGGCGCGAATTCTTGCCGCTTCGGCTTCGGCTGCTTCATGGGCAACGCGGTCTTTTTCCGCTTGAGCGGCGGCGGCTTTGCGCTGTGCTGCTTCTTCTTCGACCAATTGCGCACGGCGCGCGGCGGCAAGCTCATCCTGCTGGCGCTGGAGTTCGGCGCGGCCGGCGTCTTCCGCAGCACGTTGTTTATCGCGGGCGGCTTGCAACTCTGCCTCAGCTGCGGCAATGCGGTCAGCGGCCTTGCGGTCTTCTTCGGCGCGCCGGGCATCGTCAGCGGCACGTTGCTGGGCGATGGCTTCGCGCTCCCGCGCCAGGCGTTCGTTTTCAGCGCGCTGCCGCTGTTCTATCTCCTGGCGTTCGGCCAGCAGTCGGGCTTCTTCTGCTTCCTTGGCAACGGCCGCCGCCAGCATGGTGCTCATCTTGGCCAGCGATGTTTCCTTGATGGCTGCGGCTTCCGGCGCGAACTCTGCAAAGGATTCGTTGATAACGACGGCTTCCAGCTGGGTGATTTCGTCCTGCATCATGGCCGGGGACTGGCCGGCCAGCTCAGCAGGCCAGGACTGCAACGCCGCCATGCGCTTGCGAATAGCCGTCGTGCGCTCGATTTCGGCATTGATTTTTGCCATGCGCACGGCTTCTTTGCGCTCTTCCTCGGCTTTGATGTCGGTGTCAAATTTCGTTTCCAGGGGCGCAATCTCGGCCTCGATCTCTTTTTGGCGGCTGTCCAGCAGCTTGCCGATTTCGAGGATTGGTGCCTTGCGTTCCTTGCGGGCTTTCTCGCTGGCCACGCGGATATTGCGGCCTTCGGCGCGCAGCTCGGTGGCAATCTTCATGCCGGCGGTGGTGGACACGTCATAGGTAGCCGATGCCGCGCGCACCTTGTAGGCGTCGAGCTGGGCGCGGAAGGTGACAAACACCTCAGCAACGTATTTTTCCGGGTCCATCGTGACCAGGGCGGTGCTGGTTACTTCTGCTGGTTTCTCTGCTACTGCGTTCATGTTTTCCTCGCTGTGTAGTTATTGGGTGAATCAGGTGGATTTGCGGAGCAGCTCGCCCTTACAAGCGCGCTCGAAGGCGATCTTGTTGTCCTTCGCCCAGCTGTCGACCTCGCATAGATGTGCGCGCTGTGTCTGGATGTCGCGCTCGATGTCGGCCTTGGTCGGTGCGGCGTAGTCGCCGGCGTCGGTGCATGCCGCTTGGGCCACGCCGATCACAAGGACTGCGGCTAAGGCTTGCAGAAAGTCGGTTGTGCGGCTCATGATTTCACCCTGGCTAGTAGAGTGCGGATGTCTTCGGCAAAACCTGTGCCGCCCATGTGAGCAAGCATTTTTGCGGCCTTTTCGACTTTAGCTATGTCGTCCACACTCAATACCGGTGCGGAGCGCATATTCCAATCTGTCGTGACCTGTGCGACGGTATCGTTGATCATGCCGACGTTGCAGCCGCCGCACTCGACAGTAGCGCTGCCGACGTGGTCAGGCATGAATTGCGCGATTGCATGCGTATGCGCTGGATGCTCCTGCAAGATGGCGCTCCCACCGCAAAATGGGCATGGCAGGAGCTCCACCGTCTTGTAGTGCGCCAGCGTCTCTTTGGCGTTCATCATGATTTCCTCACTTTGAGCATGGCATCGGCCCAACGGTATGCATTGATGGCATCCGGCATAATCGTGTTCGGGTTCTGGTTATTTCTACTGGCCATTGACTGCATCGCCTTTGCGGCGAAGTAGTCGCGTAAAGACATGCCAGGACCGGGGCATGGGTGCCCATCTACTGCGGCATCATGCGGAAAGGCTGGCCCTCCATCTATGCGACTCATCACATCTCCTTTTTGGCATATCTCCTGCGTTATGAACACGCAGGAGATAATCAGTCTTCGAAATCAATCTTCAACGCGGCGCCAGCCTTCTGGCGAATGTTCGCGCTGCCGGCGAATTTCGTAGTTGCCTGGCGTGATCTTGATTGTTTCGTGGGTGTCATGGCTGCGCAGATGTTCCAGCAAAGTCTCGGTTGCGTCGGTGGCTTCGATGACACGCAGATACGAAATCATCGGATCGCCTGTAGTCAGCAATTGCACGTTTGGCCGAGCTTCGATGATATGGTTGTGACCCGTTTCGCTGTGGGCGACCACGAATTGCCCTTTTTCGGCTGTAACTGCTATAGCATTAGCCGGGATGGATTCGATACGACGGATAAGTAGATCGCCTTGTGCTGCTTGTTTTTCAAAAATCTTCATTTCAGATACTCCTAGGTTAAGTACGTACTTCTGGGGAAAAATCTTTAGGATCAAGGCCATATGTCCATGCATTCGCTTGTATGGCTGATTTCATATCTGGCGGCACAGGAAGTGCAAACAGGCGACCTGTGCCACATTTCACTTGCAAGAAACGTTCACGGCCGGAGTCTGGTAAGTCGACTTCGAGCAATGTTCCGATTTCCTCGTCACCATCTTCGTCAATAACCCGAGCATTCAATTCACTGAGGATTTTTGACCAGCCGACAATTTCGCAGGCTGCGCGGCGTTGTTCGATGTTCGACCAGGTAAGCGCTTCTTTCGCAGAGGGGGGCTTGCCACTTACCCATTCTCCCGGAATTGCTACGCCGTGCCAGTAATACAGGCTCCACCCATCGCGCCACCGATGAGAAGGACCGTTTTCGCAATGCGGGCGATTTTCGTTATCCACTTTCAAAACCCGTGGGAAATCACTGACGATACAGAAATCTTCGTGCATGACACGGAAACCGCCTTCAATTGCACATTGCTCCCAAGCTGCATACTTGTCGTGGACGGGCAGTTTAAGCCCTAAAATATCACGGCCGGCGGAAAGATAACTGTCATAAGCCGCCCACATATTTCCGCCTTGGTAGTTACCCCACCACCTTTGAGCGCACATTAAACCGCCTAAACCCGCTAAATCTTTACATACAGCCGCAGCGCCGGTCGCAGCGTCGGTCGCAGCGCCGGTCGCATCGCCGGTCGCAGCGTCGGTCGCAGCGTAGGTCGCAGCGTCGGTCGCAGCGTAGGTCGCAGCGTCGGTCGCAGCGCGGGTCGCATCGCGGGTCGCAGCGAGGGTCGCAGCGTCGGTCGCAGCGTCGGTCGCATCGCTGGTCGCAGCGTCGGTCGCATCGCTGGTCGCAGCGTCGGTCGCAGCGAGGGTCGCAGCGCGGGTCGCATCGCGGGTCGCATCGCGGGTCGCAGCGAGGGTCGCAGCGTCGGTCGCAGCGTCGGTCGCATCGCTGGTCGCAGCGTCGGTCGCAGCGAGGGTCGCAGCGTAGGTCGCAGCGCGGGTCGCAGCGTCGGTCGCAGCGTAGGTCGCAGCGTAGGTCGCAGCGTAGGT